TTCACAGGCATCCGCTGCTAGCACTCGCCGCAATATGGCGGGAATTATTCAGGCCCCGAGGCGCATGCCGGTAGCCAGTGCCGTGGAACAATATATGCGCGTCCCGAAAGGCGCGGGTAACTCGGTGAAGTGGGACCCGTCGGTTGCGCCGTATGTGTTGGAGCCGATGAACTGTTTAGCATCACGCGAATATGATGCGGTGGTGTTTGTGGGACCTGCGCGTACCGGTAAGACCATCGGCCTTATCGATGGCTGGGTGGTGTACAACATTATCTGCGATCCCTCGGATATGCTGATCGTGCAAATGACCGAGGAGAAAGCGCGCGAGCATTCGAAAAAGCGTCTTTCCCGTACGTTTCGCATGAGCCCTGATGTGGCTGAACGATTAAGCCCGCGACGCAATGACAATAACGTTCACGATATGACGTTTTTGGCTGGCAACTATTTAAAAATAGGCTGGCCGTCTATCAACATCATGTCATCGTCAGACTATAAATGTGTCGCGCTCACCGATTATGACCGCTTCCCAGAGGATATCGACGGGGAGGGGGATGCTTTTACGCTGGCTTCAAAACGTACCACAACCTTTATGTCGTCGGGCATGACGCTGGTGGAGAGCTCACCGGGGCGCGATATTCGCAACACCAAATGGCGCAGAACGTCACCCCATGAAGCGCCGCCGACAACCGGCATACTGTCTCTTTATAACCGCGGTGATCGTCGTCGCTGGTACTGGCTCTGTCCACATTGCAGCGAGTATTTCCAGCCGTCGATGGAATCCATGACCGGCTACCGTGATGAAACCGATCCGGTGAAAGCCAGCGAAGCGGCGCATGTTGAATGCCCTCATTGCCATCAAGCCATTGCCGCACACCAAAAACGTGAACTTAACCAGCGTGGGATTTGGCTGCGTGAAGGCCAGAGCATAGATCGTGATGGTGTGATTACCGGTGAAGCTCGGCGCTCGCGCATCGCTTCTTTCTGGATGGAAGGTCCCGCTGCGGCTTATCAGACGTGGGCGCAGCTGGTGTACAAACTCCTGACCGCTGAGATGGAGTTCGAGGCCACCGGCAGCGAAGAAACCTTGAAGGCCGTTATCAATACCGACTGGGGATTGCCCTACTTGCCGCGTGCCGCCAGTGAACAACGCCGAAGCGATGAGTTAATGGCGCGAGTAGAGGATTACGGTAAACGCCGAGTACCGCCAAAAGTGCGTTTTCTCATGGCAGCCGTCGACGTTCAGGGCGGTAAGAATCGCCGCTTTGTCGTGCAGGTCGTTGGCTATGGAGAGAACGGCGAGCGGTGGACGATAGACCGTTACAACATCAAACAGTCCATGCGCTGTGATGAAAACGGCGAATCGTTACAGGTGCATCCCGGTGCATTTCCCGAGGATTGGGATCTCTTGATCACCGATGTTCTACAAAAAACCTATGCACTGGCTGACGGCTCCGGCAAGCGTATGCCCGTGTTGGCGATGGCTGTCGACAGCGGCGGTGAGGACGGTGTAACCGATAACGCCTATAAATTCTGGCGTCGGTGTCGTCAAGACGGCGTGCATAAGCGGGTGTATTTGGTGAAGGGGGACAGTACTCGCCGCCAAAAATCCGTGACCAAAACTTACCCCAACAACACTGAGCGAAGCGATCGCCGGGCAGATGCACGCGGTGACGTGCCGGTCTATCTGCTACAAACCGATATTTTCAAAGATCAACTGAGTAACGCGATGGCGCGCGATGTGCCGGGCGCGGGATTTATTCATTTCCCAAATTGGTTGGGTGAATGGTTCTTTGACGAGCTGACCTATGAAGAGCGCGGGGCCGATGGCAAATGGCGCAAGCCGGGCAAGGGGAACAACGAAGCGATGGACCTGTTTTGTTATATCCATGCCATTGCGTTTTTGCGCGGGTATGAACGCATTTCATGGGATAAGCCGCCAGCGTGGGCCGAGTCTCAAGAAACTAACCCAAATATTTTTAATGAAGACACGGCGCGGGAGGCTGTTGTAGTGACGACGAATAAAAAGAAATCCAAGCCACAGGACAAATCACCGACAGCACCGAGCTCCCTTTCGGGGTCTGGTTGGCTCAATGGTGGTGGAACTGGCGGTGGGGGCTGGCTATGACGCGTAACGAAATCAAGCAGATGCTCGACAAGGTGCGGCAAGCCTATACGGATTCACTCGATGGCAAAGCGGTCTCGTTTACTGGCGTGAATGGCCGCGCTGTCACCAATCACGATCCTGTTGCGATGCGTAACGAGCTCGAATATTGGGAGAAACGCTATCGCGTCGCCTGTGGGCGTGGCAATGGCCCCAAATTGGCAAACTTTCTTTAGGAGTCGCCATGAACTGGATAGAAAAGGGCATAGCGGCACTGTCGCCGGGGTGGGCGGCAGAACGTGCAAAAAACCGCAACTTGATGAATGCCTACGAAGCGGCCAACCCTTCTCGCTTGCATAAAGCAAAGCGCTCGGGCGTATCAGCCGATAACGCCGTCTTTGCCGCGGGCGTGTCATTGCGTGAGCAGGCTCGCTGGTTGGATGAAAACCACGACATTGTGATCGGCATTCTCGACAAACTCGAGGAACGGGTGATCGGTGCGCGTGGGATTCAGGTGGAGCCGCAACCGCTGACGCACGACGGCAAGCTGCATGAAGAATTTGCCTCTGAGCTGTCTCGATTGTGGTCTGAATGGTCTATCCGCCCAGATGTGACGGGCATGTTTACTCGTGCAGAAATGGAGCGTTTATTACTGCGGTCGGCGTTACGTGATGGTGAAGTCTTTAGCCAATTGGTACGCGGTCCTGTTCCCGGCTTGAAACATGCGACGCAGGTGCAGCTGTCGATTGAAATGCTCGAGGCCGACTATGTGCCGATGTCGCTCAACAGTGTGGAGGGTACGCAGGTTCGCCAAGGGGTAGAGATTAATACGTGGGGGCGTCCCGTTGCTTACAACGTGTATAAGTTTCACCCCGGCAATACGCTGCGTATGGCAACCCAGACCAAGCGGGTACCGGCAGAGAACATGCTTCATCTTGCGATGCGCAAGCGTCTGCATCAGATCCGTGGTGTGAGTCTGCTACACGGCGTCATTACACGTCTAAGCGATATCAAAGATTATGAAGAGTCCGAGCGTGTTGCGGCACGTATTGCTGCGGCGCTGGGGTTCTATATCAAGCGAGGAGATGCGACGACCTTTCAAACTGATGATTATGAAGATCCTGAAAACAAGTATCAGATGTTTGATATTGCGCCGGGCATGATTTTTGACGGACTCAAACCCGGTGAGGATTTGGGCATGGTGGAGTCCAACCGCCCGAACGTTCATCTGTATGAATTCCGCAACAGCCAGCTGCGCGCAGTGGCCGGTGGTACGCGTGGCAGCTACTCGAGCATTTCACGTGATTATAACGGTAGCTATTCCAGTCAGCGTCAAGAACTGGTGGAAGGGTTCGAAGGTTATAACGTGCTGCAAAACTGGTTTGTTGGGCAGCACAGTCGCCCGATATACCGCGCATGGATCGACATGCTCAAGCTATCAGGTATCAAAATTCCCCACGATGTTGACCTCTCATCACTCTATAACGCGCTCTATCTGGGGCCGGTGATGCCGTGGATTGACCCAGTGAAAGAGGCGCAGGCGTGGAAAGGCATTGTGCGCGGTGGGGCGGGAACCGAATCCGAATGGATACGGGCTCGCGGTCAATCGCCACAAGAAATCAGGCGTCAGCGTCTACGTGAAATTGAATATAACCGCGAGCGGGGGCTGGTCTTTGACTCGGACGCCGCCAACGATTCAGGAGCCCAAACGAATGAACCTACCGATCCCGATGGGGACACTACTCAAACCACAGGCAAGCAACCCAACCAGCAACGGAAATGAATGCTGGTACAAAATCAAGGCCGCGGCTAAAGCGACTGACCCCATCGTCATTTATCTCTACGACATGATTGGCTATTGGGGGATCACCGCGCAGGCGTTTCTCAGCGATTGCCGTGATGCGGGCGTGTTCGAAGCCTCCGCGATTGAGCTGCATATTCATAGCCCCGGCGGGGATGTGATGGACGGCTTTGCCATTTTCAATTCGTTTTCACGACTCACCGGCAAAATCGATATTTACGTCGATGGCGTTGCGGCGTCAATGGCGTCCGTCATTGTTTGCTTACCCGGTGCCACAGTTCACATACCTGAGAACGCATGGCTCATGATCCATAAGCCGTGGGGCGGCGTAATGGGCGATTCTGACGAAATTCGTGAATACGCCGAGTGGCTCGATCGTAATGAGTCACTGCTCTTATCCGCCTATGAACGTAAGACCGGTCTGAGCCGAGATGAGATTGCCGCCATGCTCAAAGAGGAAACGTGGCTCGATGGTGCGATGGCAATAGAAAAAGGCTTTGCGGATGTTCTCGAAGCTTCCCTCGACGCTGCGGCGTCAATCAATACGAATAAAATAAAGGAGTTCCATAATATGCCTAAGCAAGTTACAGCTTTGATTACGCCGCGTGCCACTACATCGAATCCGGCGCCACAGTCACAGCCAGCGCCGTCTGCGGCACCCGTGATTGATGCACCGACGAGTTCAACCGTAGATATTAATGCGTTAGCTAATGCGATTGGTCAGCAAATGGCAGCCGCTAATGCGGAGCGTGTCACAGCCGTGAATGCCGTATTTGATGCGTTCCCCGCGTTTGCCGCACTGAAAGCAGAATGTGTTAGTGATCAAGCCTGCAATGCGGATACGGCGCGCAATAAACTGTTGTCGGCGCTGGCTTCCGGTACCACGCCGCTGGCGGGACAGAATGCACACATCTATGCGGGTAACGGTAATCTGGTCGGGGACTCGGTTCGCGCTTCCATCATGGCGCGTGCCGGTTACGGTGAAGCGCAGGCCGATAACGCCTACGCTGGTTTTACCCTGCGTGAGTTGGCGCGTGCATCCCTTGCCGATCGTGGTATTGGTCTAGCAGGTGTAGCGCCGATGGCGATGGTCGGTATGGCCTTTACGCATACCAGTTCTGACTTTGGCAATATCCTGATGGATGTGGCTCATAAAGCGGCGCTGTTGGGGTGGGATGAAGCCGAAGAAACTTTTGACCGCTGGACCCGCAAAGGCACCTTGACTGATTTTAAAGTGTCTAATCGTGTGGGGCTCAACTCACTAGCCGCACTACGTAAAGTGCGTGACGGGGCCGAATACAAATACATTACCGTCGGGGATAAAGGCGAACAAATTGCGCTGGCGACCTACGGAGATCTGTTCTCACTGACGCGCCAAACCATCATTAACGATGATATGGATATGCTGACCCGCATTCCTGCGGCGATGGGCAGTGCGGCACGCGCCACTATAGGAGACTTGGTGTATGCGGTGCTCACCTCTAACGGCAAGCTCAGCGATGGTGAGGCGTTGTTCAGTGCGGCCCATAATAACGTAGTTAAAGCGGCAATGGATATCGACGGATTGGATACGGCCCGTAAAACAATGCGCCTGCAAAAATCCGGTGAGCGTGTACTTAACATTCGCCCGGCCTACGTGCTGACGCCGGTGGCTTTGGAGTCACGCGCTAATCAGTTGATTAAATCGGCCAGCGTGCCGGGGGCTGATGCTAACAGTGGTATCGACAACCCAATCCGAAATTTTGCCGAAGTGATTGCCGAACCGCGCTTAGATATGAATAACGAAAAAGAGTTCTATCTAACGGCGGCACAGGGGCGCGACACTATTGAGGTGGCGTATCTGGATGGCGTCGAGGCGCCATACATTGAACAGCAGAACGGTTTCACTATCGATGGCGCGGCCTTTAAGGTACGTATCGATGCGGGGGTCGCAGCGCTCGATTATCGTGGGCTGGTCAAGTCTACCGGCAGCAAATAAACCGTCTTAGTCAGGCGGTTTTTTATCTCTACGGGTGGCTGAGGCCGCTCGTTTTCATGGGTACGGGAGTAAGACAATGGCGAAGAATTATTATCAAGACGGCACCACGATGGATTGGACAAACGGCACAGGCAAGGCGGTGCTATCTGGGCAGCCGGTGATCGTCGGTAGTGTGGTGGGGGTGGCTTTAGGAAATATCCCCGTGGACGGGGATGGTGTGTTGAAAATGACCGGCGTTTTTGTGTTGCCGAAAGTGGCAGACGAAACGTGGCCGCGCGGTGCAGCGCTGTATATGACGCCGGAGGGCTTGCTGACGGCTAAGGCTGATGATGGTGCCAATCCTGCGGTGGCGCATGCGCGTGCGGGAACAGCGTGGATCACTAACGATGCCGGGGATGAAGAGTCTCGCGTGCGACTGGGCTTCTAATGAGCCGATTTACTGAGCGGCTACAGCGTGCCGATAAGGTGGTGGATCGCACCTTTGCGGAAGAGTTGCCGGTGGTATTGATGGTGGGGGCGGAACGTCGCCCCATTACCGCTATCTTTGAAAAGCCAGACGCTTGCGCAGACGTTCATGGCGGCGGAGAAATCCGCGATGTTGCCCCCGCGCTGAGTGCGTACACGGTAGATATTCAGGGATTGGCCAAGCGTCATGCGGTCACGGTCGGTGCCGAGCATTATTGGGTGACGCATATCGGCGCCGATGAAATGGGCCGCACACGCATTACCTTAGCGGTTGGGGAGCCGAGCAAGCCGGTGGAAGATATTACACAGTGGAGTCGATGAGATGGCAAGAGACAGTCGGTTACGTCGTGACATGCTGGTGGATATCGATACCGGTGCACTCTGGAAAATTGCCGAGGCTGCGGGTGCCACGCATAAACAGTATCGCAATTCATATTCGCGTGCGCTGAAACGTACGGCAGTCACATTGCGTAAACAGGCGTTAGCCGATTTAAAAACCGGTTTGGCACCCCAAAGTTTGGCGCTGGTGCGTAAGCGTCTGCTTTCTTTTCGTATTTCTCGCGGCGCGATGCTCGATGAGGCCAAGCTCTGGTTTGGGTTAAACGCCATCAAGGTCAAAGATCTGAAAGGCCGCGTTCGCGGGCGTATTCGTCCCCATCATGACCGTCGCGATCCGACGACCGGGCGCTATATTGCCGCGCGGCGTAAATCAACTGGTGAAGCGGGGTTTGATCCGAAAGGCTCAATGTTGGCATCCCAAACCTTTGCCAACGGCGAAGTTGCGCGTTCGCGGCGTGAAAATCGGCGCACCGTGGTTATCCGTGATCCGGTGACGCGGCGAGCAAAAGAGGCTGAAATCGACATTTATGCCCCGATGCTTGATTACGTGGAAGATAACGCGTTTGCCGATGTGATGGCGATTTTTATGCACCACTTCCAATCCGATATTAAAGGCCGTGTGAAGGCCAAAATTAGTCTATAGGAGGCGCAATGGCTGAGCCCTTATCGATGGCGGCTTATCATGACGCCGTGATCGGGACCTTAAAAGCCCTGCCGTGGGTGGCGGATGCGGACACCTACCCCGAGAACACCACGCAGCTGGTGACCCCCGCCGTTTACCTCTCCGTGGATGGCTGGGACCCAAAAAGTAATACCAGCGGACAGCCGAGCGTATCGCTTTCGGTATCGCTGTATATCGTGGTCGATCGTGCCAGTGCCACCATCACCAAACCGGATATTTACATACGTACCGCGGCGGCGGATGTCACTCAGTGGATTGACGGCCAGCAGTTTGGTTTGCCGCATATCGATGGCGCGGTGTTTGTCTCCGCGGAGCCCGATACGTTCGACCCCGCTATGGATGACTATCTGGTGTGGCGTATCACCTATGAGCAGGGCGCCGCCTTTGGTGCAGATCCGTTTGCGCGCGGCGGTGTACCGGTGAAAGGAGTATGGCTGGGCAAGGTGCCAGAAGTCGGCGCCGCGCACGTAGCCGATTATCGCAAAATCTATGAGGCACCTGATGAGTGATATGGAAGGTGATTTACAGCGCCGTCTTGCGAATATCGTGCGGCGTGGTGTGATTCATTCTACACAGCACGGCAAGATCCCTAAATGCCGCGTCTCAATTGGGGAGCTTATTACCGATTGGCTACCGCTGTGTCAGGGATTCTCAGGGGGATTTCGTTCTGATGTGAACCCGTGCGCGGTGGGGGATGCGGTGACCGTCCTGTCAGAAGGGGGCGACCTGAACAACGGTCGAGTATTTCCGGGCTGGGCCACCGGTGGTGCGCCGGTTCCCGAGGGCAGCGAGTCGGAGCATATTACGGTCTACGGTGACGGGACCGAAGTGCGCTATGACCGCGAAACCCATGCGTTGACCATTACGATTGCTGCAGGGGGCACCTATAAGATTGTCGGCAAAGGGACGCTCGACGGGCCGGTGGAAATTACCAAGACGCTGACGGTGCAGGGCGTAACCACGATTAATGCGAATACCACGGTCAAAGGCAATATCGGTGCCACCGGAGAGATCTCGGATGGCAAAGGCAAAATGAGTGGTATCCGAATGACCTATAACGACCATACGCACAAGGAAACCGACAGCGTCACGAAAGAACCCAACCAGAAAATGTAACCCGCTCCGGCGGGTTTTTTTATGTCAGGAGAAACTATGTCAGAACTTCATGGCGTTGAAACCATTGAACTGACGGCGGGAACGGTGGCGGTGACCACTATCCAAACCGCCGTGATCGGCCTTGTCGGGACGGCCCCAGATGCCTCGGCAGGTACCAAAGCCACCGCGACGGTCGGTACCGCGTTGCTCGATAACGTGTTGTCATTTGAGGCAAGCGCACCGGGGCGCTTAGGCAATCAATATAAGGTGGTGGCGGTTGCCGCCGTTCCCGATGCCGAAACCCCCGAAGCCGTGCCCTCGTCAGCGGAATATAGCGTCGGTGCACTGACGTTGACGCTTGGCTGTGATGCCGGTGGCGTCGTGACGGCAAAAGCCAATGAATTACCCCCATTGGTGGCGGCGATTGCGGACAGCAAAATCACGCTGGCGGCTACCGAGGCTGAGGGGATTGTTAGCCCGTTTAGCGTCACCCTCACCGGCGGAGAAGACGAGCCTTTCCCGCTCAATACACCGGTGGCGATGGTGGGAACGAGCCAACTGAATAAACTCGGTACCGCGGGAACGCTTAAGCAAGCCATCACCGATATTAACGATCAGCGCGCGGCGCTCACTATCGTGGTACGCGTACCGGTGGAAACAGAGGAAACCAAACAGCGCGCCGCCGTGCTTGCGGGGATGCAGGCGTGGGCGCAAAGCGAGTCGATCACCGGCTATAAACCGCGGGTGCTGATTGCTACCGGATTTAGTGAAGATGATGCCGTGGGCAAAGGCATAGAGTCGCAGGCCAACAAGCTGCGGGGCGTGGCCTACGTGGATTGTGCATCGATGGCGACACCACAAGAGGTGGTACAGCGACGCCAGCAATACGGTGCGCGCGTCGAGCTATTGCGCCCGCGCGTACTGGTCACTAATGCTTCTGGCGAAAACGTCTATATGCCGTATTCGGCACGCGCAGCGGGTCTGCGTGCGCGTATCGACGTGGAGAAGGGCTGGTGGTGGAGTAAATCCAATCAGGATATTAACAACATCCTCGGCGT